GATCACTCTCAAAGATGGTGCCTTTCTTGTAAATGGTGATGATGTTATCTTCACCATACCTTCAGGTCAGTATTTTGTCTGGGTCAATTATGTAACGTCAGCTGGTCTAACTCCTTCAATTGGCAAGAACTACGTCTCACGGCGCTATGGGGTCATTAATTCACAATTATATGACTGCGGCTTACTGTGGGACCGTTTTGAGAATTTGAAAGAAGGACACGTTAAGTTTGTACCTCTCGTAAAGATGAATCTGGTTCGTTGTGTTCAACATGAGTCAACTGAAAGAAGACCCAATGAGCAATTAGTTATTGGTGATGCTTTAAAGCATGGAAAGACCCTGGAGGGTAGGTTTAAGGAATTGGTAAAAGGTATAACTGGTGATTTGCGTGATAGATTACTCAAAAGAGCTTTCTATTATGCAAAACCAATTTTGGCCCTTTTACCACCGATTTCTTGGACTTTACCAAAGTGTTTAGGTGGATTAGGTCTGCCCTCTCCTAGTGATCATAAGGTAAGCGAGTTGCATTTGAAAATTGCAACTATAATTGCTTGTACCGATTCACGGAGTAGGCGGGACCTAATAAAACTAAACTGGCTTCGGGAGCCTGGAAATGAGTTTTGTGAATTCACTAATGACTATCTCAGTGAGGTTTACGATTCACTTGATATACCTATTGTCTTATCTACTTCAAAGACAGATGATCCACTTTATCCAAAACTTATAAAAAGTTTTCTTGGATTTGGTGTTGATAATTCTGTCCTCGATGAACGTCGTGCCGTACGAGAGTGGAGTAAAATCTACACTCGTTGGGTTAAGAAAGTTCAAAGAGTTAAATGGTTGAAGGATGACAATGGAGGTTTGAATATTATGAATCAGGTTAAGGCCGAAACCTTTTACGAGGGCGTATGGACGCGCTCTGTGCCTGCCGTCATGTTGAGATAGGGTATAGGGAACATCTAATGGGAAGTAGCTAGACGGTTTGATACATACAAAGAATCTTGAGCGAGACTCTGTGGGTACGACAAACCTGTCGAGGTAGTTGGAAAGATTGATTTCGAGTACAATACCTTTGACAGTATGCACCTCACAACCTTGGTTTCTTAGGATAAAATGAGAAATTGAGGAGTTAACTAATTACATCTGGTTGACTGAACTTGGTCAGATTCACCCCTAGTATCGAACTGCCACGGATCCACTTCGGTGGATAGGGGAG